CTATGTCAGGATAGCTATAGCCAGTACGAATGTGCGAAACAAGCGATTTGCTTATGCCGTAATCGGCAGCGATGGCGCGAGCCACGCGCCTATCGTTGAATATAGACTGAGCCTGCGTATTGGTGAGTCGCGCATTATGATGCTGTTCGCCCGATGCGCTCGGCGAAACGCGGCGGCCTTTTTTGTCCATATCGGCCAAGTTTTCAGCCTGAGTGCCCAAGAAAAGATGGTCCGGATTTACGCACGAAGGCGTATCGCAACGATGTAAAACACATAGTCCCGCAGGAATAGGCCCCTTATAAAGCTCCCAAGAAATTCTGTGAGCAAGTTTGGGGGAGCCATCGCGCATTCCCATTTTCCCGTAGCCTCTCGGCATCGTACAGGCCGTCCATATCCAGCATCCCGCTTCGGGGACTGGTTCAAACTTCTGCTCGAAAAGTTCGCGGATGGTCTTTTTCATCGGCGGTATGCCGGGCCGTCCACTATGATATTCCACCTACCGCTAGACTCGGGGCCGGGCAAATCACTGACTATCGTAAGTGGCATTTCCACCGCGCGATCCCGGCGCAGGTCGTTGAGGAAAGCGTCGGCCTGCTGGATAACGAGTTGAAAATCTGACGGCTTGGCATATCCCGGCAAGCGGCAGGCCAGCCCGTAGATAATCGCTTCCTCCGCTTCGTCGGGAGAGGTCATCTCATCGTCAGGCGCGGACACCGGAGACCAGCCCATCGCCAGCCCGCTTGCTTCCCAACGCGCAATCATTCTGTTCAATACAACAATCGCATCTTCCATATCTTGCGGCGGAGTAGATGCGGCGGCGTCAGTGGCTTTCAGTAACTGAAGAGCCCCTCGAACGATGGTAGATACAAGGGTCGTCATGTCAGGCCACGCTCAGGAGTTCGGGGTGAAACTCGCGCGCCGGGTCTTCGCTGCCGCCCGGTTGCCGCATGAGGAATCGGTGCAGGTTTCCGGGATAGGCCATGTCAGGCGTATGGTGCGTCAAGTTCAGGTTAGGAACGGTCCAGATATGCCCGCCCGCGTCGATAAAGCGCCGGCAGGCCGCGTAATCCTCGCCCCAGAACGTATGCTTGTAGGCGCCGTAGTTGAAGAAATCGACGTGCGGCGTATGGCGCTCACCGTAGCAAAGCTCCGGATAATGCTCAATGATGCGATTTACCGCGTGCGGCGTGATTTTCATAAAGCCCGCAGGCGCGGTGTAGGTAGCGAGCGCGCCATCTTCCCGAACGATGGGCCGGCCACCGATCCCGGCTAGCAGTTGCCCCATGTACTCTTCCGGCTCTTTCTTGAACCGATAAGTGCCGACGACATAATCGCCCTCGGTTTCCAGCAACGTCAGCAGGTCTTGTGGGTCCCAGCTGAGGTCGTGATCGATGAACACGATGGCATCAGCCTTGGCGTCCAAGGCTTGGCGCAGCATCCGCGCCCGGGCCGCGTCTATGTAGGGGCAACCCACACAGCTCACCATCGAGCTATCCCAGCCAGCCGCGAGCAACACAGGCTCCGAAGCAGCGATAGCGTCCAGCGTCTGCTGGTAGGGTTTCTTGACCGTGGGGATACACAAAACAACCTGTTTCATCGGCTCACCTAAATAGTGCAGGTTGAGTGAAAATCACGCTTGGCTTTCAAGTACGCTTCGTGCGCGTCCTGCGGGTTAGAGAAGCCGCCCAAGGTAATACGGACTCCGCCAATTTGTATCCGAGCGCGGAATCTGTTTTTCGTTTTGTTGTAATCAACCCCAAGCAAGCCGTAGGTTGAATCATCGTGCGATTTGCGTTGATTCTGTGAGTTCCCAGCCGGGGAAACTTCTCGCAGATTGCAAATTCGGTTGTCGTCCCGATTGCCGTTGATATGATCTAACTCGCTATCTGGAAACTTTCCGTAAACATATAGCCATGCCAGTCGATGCGCACGCCAATGTTTATGTTGTAACCCGATAGTTCTGTATCCATCTGCATCGAGACCGCCAACCACCTTTCCTAGACGCTGATTCTGATAGCTCTTGATGCGACAAAACAAGCCAGTTTCAGCATCATAGGAAAGGTGTTCTTTCAGCTTTTCTTGAGTGACCATTTTAGCGTCCTAATGTGTCGCCGGACTTCCGGCAAGCACATCATAACGCTATGCGGTCGCCCACACTCCAAGGCCGATTAAGGTCTTCTGGATTTCCTGCACCGCAGCTAGCTGGGTAGCGCCGAAGTCCGTCGAGCTTGCCAGTGCGGAGGTGGCATGCACCGCCGAACTGTAAGCGCGCTGGATGACCGGCACGGCCCCATAGACGGCGATCTTGGCGCTTGCCGACTTGCCGAAAATGCCGCCGTCCGAAGTCGTCGGAACCGCGTAAAACTCGTCACTTTCGCGATCAACAGCCATGATGTTCTCCTTAGCTCAGGGAATTGGGAATGCGGACCGACAGCTGCGGACGCAGGATGCCACCGCCATACAGGCAGTCGAAGCGCGACAACAGCTGATCGTTGACGATATCCCAACCCTGCATGTAGCGCAGGCGGATGCCGTTCCAGGTCATCACCGAGCAATCCACGCCCATATCCTTCGGGTTCGGCAGATCGGCGAACACGGCGTAGAACGCATCCTCACAGTAGGCGATGGAGTTCTGGAACAGGCCCGAGGAGCCGGCAATGGTCACCGCTACGCCATCGGCTGCGCCAGCGGTTACGTTCTGCTCGGAGCCAGTCAGGACGATACCCGGGGCTTGCAGGGTGAGCGTCACGCTGCCACCCGCCGAATCCGCCGCAATCACGAACTCCTGCAAGTAGCCCAGGTCCGTCTTGGACTGCGGATGAACCGCATTCACGCCAGCAATGGTGATGATGTCGCCGGCCTTGAACGTGCCCGAGCCGGTATCAACCGCCAGCGAGGTGCCCGTCTGTACGGGGACGCTGTTGGTCACATACGCGGTGTTGGCCGTACCGCGAGTTAGCGGCGGGATCAGCGTGGTGCTGTCCCAATCGAAGCCCAGCACGCCCTTGCCCATGCGGCCCGTGTCGTACTGGTTGGCGATCTTGGACTGGTTGTTGAAGATCGCGGCGTTCGCTTCCACGAAGGTCGCGCCGGCGCCCGGGTTGGTCAGCATGTACCGCTTGTCCATCGGGGCCAGGTTGTTGTCGAGCAGGACGCCCGCGCTCAACGCCGTGCTGCGGTCGTTGAATAACCCCCAATCGCCCGCGTACTGCGGGATTTTGGGAACGCAGACGCCGAGGATATCCGACTCGATCTTGGCGATCAGGTCGGCCGCTTTCGGCTTGATGACCAGTTCGCGGAAGTTGTCGATGTCGAGGGTCTGCTCCAGCGAGTTGATGCCGGTATCGGCGCCGGTATAGAACGACAGCGCGACCGGCATGGTCTGTTGGACGATGGGCTGGACGTTCATCACGCGGCCCGTGCGCATCACGGTGCGCTGCGGGATGCGCACCGACACGGTATCGCCTACGGCGGCGCCGGTCTGCGAGTTGCCGGAGAACGCGGAGTTGTACTGCCGGTTGATGGTATTCAGAAACGTAGGTTTCTGCGCCAGAACGGCCAGCATCTCCTTGAGGATGATGGTACTGGTGGCAAAGGTGTTAGCCATTTCGAGGGTTTCCTTCCTTGGAAATTAGTGGTTTCGGTTCCACTCCCGGATGCGGGCCGCTGCTTCTTCGATGGTTTCGTTTTCGAGCGATTTCTTGAGCGTGGACGAACCGGAAGGCAGCGGAGCAGACGGAGCAGAGACGGCAGGGACGGCTTTGGGCGGACGGGGAGAAATGGCAGGCGCGGCTTTGACCGCCGCACGGATTTCACCTATCGCTGCAACTTGGTCGATAGGGTGCTGCCGTGCGATGGCATTCGCTTCGTCAGGGTGAGTCGCAAGGTAAAAACCGACTTTCGCGCCCAGCTTTCCACATCGGAAAATGGCTTGATCCATCGCAGGGGTCGTAACGATCTGTGCACTGACCGCCTTTGTCCATGCGCCAGGATTTTCCTGCTCCAGTGCGGCAATACCGGCTTGAAACTCGCTGCCTTGTGCCTCTGTCTGACGCTGGGCTTCCCGCTGCTGGAACTTCTGTTCAAATCGCGCTTCCGCTTGCTGAACTACCCACTGATCGCGGGCGGCCTGATAAGCGTCTTCGTCGTATCCGAACTGTTCCTTGGTGGGCGCGCCCGTTTGCGTTTGCAGCGTCTGGGTCGGCTGTTGCTGGGGAGCCTGCTGAGACTGGAGGTATTGCTCCATCATCTGCAAGCGCAATTCAGCGGCATCCGCCCGACGAAGGGCCTCGTACTTCTCTTTCGTCAGCTTCCCGATCTTTCTGCTGGCTCGCGGCTTGCGCGGGGGCGTGGTGGGATCGTCACCATCCGAGTCTGCCGAGTCCTCGTCATGTTCTTCTTCACCGTCTGGAATGTCGGTGCGAGCGGCATCCGCAGGGTCAGCCTGCGTTACTTCGACGTTATCCGCTGGTTCAGCGGGCTTGTCAATAGGCGCAGGCGCTGCTTTTGGCTTCTCACCATTGGCAGCGCCTATCTGTTCCATCACCGCCGTGTGGCGGGCCATCATCTCTGCATTGTCCATCGCGTCATCCTTGACGAGTTTTGCGCGGGGGTCCGTCCCGCTCCGGTTTAACTATTCCACGCGGCAAACGTGCCACTGGTTGCTGTGGGGTCCATCGTCAGCACAACAGGCACGCCATCCGAGTCCGCTCCGTATGCAATCAGGAGCGGCGTGGTCGGCGTGAATGTCCACGCCTCTCCCGTGCCTGCTTCCGGGTCGCCCGCCCATCCCGAGTCATTGCCAAACCATATTTTTCCGCTATCGAAATTGACCGCGCACTTCATAGTCCCGCCCGTGAGCGTCGGGCTTAGAATGTTCTGCGAACTATCGCCAAAATGTTGAGTTGTTCCCGAAAAGAAACAGCCCCAGCTATCGGCAGTCAGGCCAACATAGTCCTCCACGGACGTATCGAAGGTAGTTAGAGCCACCCCAAAACTGACATCCCCGTTCCAACTGGGATCAGTGGAAAACGTGCCCGCCATCGTAAACATGCGTTTGCCCGTGGATATTTGGCTAGTCGAAGCGGCGCGAGCCTGAATATCAGAGACGGTTGAAGCGCTGAGATTGCCGTTAGTCAAGTTTATGGCGGCGCTCTTGTTGGTCGGGTCCCAGGTGAAGGCAACATCAGGGGACTGGCTTCCGCCGCCTGCGCCGCCCACGGAAACACTCAGGGGGCCACCCAGCGTTCGGGCCAACTCACGCGCTAGCGGTCGGGAAAAGGAGGCGCGCATGTCAGTCAATATCGAGGCCGGAACTGGCCGCGCTCGCTTGGCGCTGCGCTCGGAACACGCCTGAGCCATCCAAGGTCAACGGGTCATAGCTTGGCGTCATGACGACTTTGGTCGTATACGTGCTGTCCGCGTTCTTGTGCTGGATGAAGTACTGAATCGGACCACCCGCATTGGCGTCGTACTTCAGGAACAGGGTGCGCGGCGCCCCTGCAACGATGGTGAAGTCCGCCGAGTTGGCGAGCGTAGTCCCTGTGGCGAGTAGCTCTGTGGCTGCCATGACTTATCCTTGTCCGTTGGCTTGTGGGGGTTGATTCTGTGCGGCAAAGCGGGCCATCGCCATCTGGTGCGCTTGATCCATGCCTTGCGTGTTCTGCTGGTGCATCTGATCCAGCGCGGTCAGGGCCGGCGCTTGCTCATGCTCAGCGACCCGCATCGTGGCGTCATGCAGCCCCATCGCGTGATCGAAGGCAAACCGGCGCTCGGATTCGGTCAGATCGCCACCTACGGCCATGCGCTTTGTAATCGCGTCGAACCACTGAATCCTGATCTTTTCCTGTTCCGCCGAGTTGTCCACCGCGTCCGGCCCGCGCTGTATCTCGGCCGCGATTTGTGCTGTCTTGGCCTGCGCCAGTTGTGCATTTGCCCCGTCGAGTTGGGCCTTGGCCACCACAGACGGATCGGGTTGCTGCGGCTGCGGTGGTTTGTCGCCCTCTCCGGGCTCCAGAACCCCCTGCGCAATCAACCGCTGGCGCATCGCCTTTTCCATTTCCTCGGTGCCCGGCGTGTCCGAGTTCTTGACGATCAGATACGCGGCGACCGCAGAGATAACCGGGTCCGGATTGCCGGCCATCTGGCTCAGCGTAGCCACGGTTTCCATGCGTTGCGTGGCGTAGGACGGACCCACGGTAACCGTGACCGCATATTTTCCTTGACTCAAGTCGTTAATCACCTGCCAATCGCCCGGAGGCAGCGGCATACCGCGCGCCTGCATCTGTTCGGCCTGATCGGCGGGGATGGATTGACCGTTTTGGGTCATGTAAACGGTCTGATTCAGCTGCTTGTATGACTCCTTGCCATCTTCCCCGAGAATCATGATCTGGCGCTCGGTCGTGTAGGTCTTGGGCACTAAATCCACGAGGATTTCGCCCACAAACGCCTTGGCGCGGGCCAGATTGTCGATATAGTCAAAGTTGCCTACGTCCTGCTGGTTCTCAACGGCCTGAATGGCCTTGCCGGAAGCGGCACGGGACTGGATCGGCGCGTCCACCACGTTGGACACGGACTTGATGAGGTCAGCACTGAACTGCGAGGCTTCAAAGAAGCCACCTGGGAAAGCCGGAGGCGGCTCGCGGCTGGGACGGCCACCGGGAACGGCAGGATCGACGTTGTAGGGCAAGCCAGGGGCGTTATCCTTGCCGAGGTTACGATAAGCCTCCTCGTAGCCTTCAATCATCTTCTGCGTGAACATCAGCGGGGAGCGAGGCTGATTCGCCAGCACTTCCTGACCCACGCATACGTTGAAGTTAAACAGCCGTTGGCTATCCTTGATCGGTCGCGTCAGGCCGCTGTAATACTCTTCACCCTCCACATTGACCGACTCGCCCCAGACCGGGACCAGCGGAATCCACTTGCCGGCCCATTCGTGCGGACCATCCAGCACTTCCTTGCCGGAGCAAATCTCCCAGGTCACCTTGTTGGACTTCACCACGCGCTGATTCTTGAGCGTCAGCGGAGGCGCCGGAGGTTGTGCCATCACACCCGAATCAGGCTGTGCCGGCTGATTCAGCAGCGGCAGCATCGCCTGATAGTCGTCTTCATCCAGCACCCGTCCATCGGACAGCTGGTAAATCGTCTTGGTGATTTCCTTGCGCTTCCACAGCTTGACGATGCGAACCGTGTCCTCGGTAAACCAGCTACCCAGCGTGTTCGGGCTGTCGGTCGGCGTGAAGTCGATCATGTCCGCGTCAGGATAGATCGCCTCGAACTCGCTGCGGGCCAGGTCGGTGTATTCCCAAATCCTCCGGCTATCACGCTTGTCGAACTTCTTGGCCCGCGCATCGAATATGATCGAAAACGGGTTGCGCTTCTCCTCAATTACGATGTCCTGATCGAACCCGTCATCGTCGGAATACTTCTTGTCGATCCCGATGACCCCATAACCACCGGCAGCGGCAAAGAAGCCAGCGGTATCGTAGGCGTTGTTGGCCTGCGAATGGGCTTCAATGCTCTTGATTAGTCCATTCAGAATCTCAGCCAAGTGCTTCTTGCCATCCTCCTGCGCCCGGACCTTGATGGCCGGGTCGTTCTGGCGCATGTCGTTGGTGACCGACTTGACCACCGGACGGGTCTTGTTGAACTCGTAGAGCGCGCGGGCATTGATCGCCTGGTTCTGCTGCTCGCCCGGAACGAAAGCGAACTTGATGTCGCCAATGCACAGTTCGTACTTGTCCGCGCAGGCCGACAGGTCCGTGTCGTAGTCCTTGCGCATCTGCACCATCGGATCAAGCGCGTCCTTGCGCTTCGTAGCCATTTATTCGGTCATCCTATTTGAACTGCGGCGCGAAGGTGAGGGGTTTGTGTGTGGCGGTGCTTGTGGTCATCTTGTCTACCGCCATCAGCCCTGCGGCGTCTGCGCCATGACTCGCCCAGTCATGGTTCGGGCCTAGACCAATGCCACGGGCATCATCGCGCTTCTCGTGATACCAGCCCAGCGCATCGCGCCCAGCGGCCGTAGTATCGGCATTGAACCAAATGTTCGGGAACAGCCGGCGAAGGGCCTCAATACGGGCATTGGCAGCCCCTTGGCCCATGTTCGGAATCACCTTGACCTCAAAGCCAGCGGCGCTCAGCGCGCTCTCGTAACTGACCTGATACACCTTGTCGTTCGCGGCGCCATCATGCGGCAGCACACAGAGGGCTTTCTCGTAGCCATTGTCCCGCAACCACTGGATATGCGTGGCAAGCGGCTGTCCCACCGCCTCGTAATAGTTCAGCACCCGCACCTCTTGGCCGATGAATTGGTCAATCCAGATAGCGCAGGCGTCGGCCTTGGCTCCGGTTCCACCGATATCCCAATGCGCCCGATAGGTCATCAGCGGGTCAGCACCTACGCGGCCAATATGATTGGCGAGCTTGGCCTCCGCCAGCTGCTTGGCAAAGTAGGCGCCGGACATGACCCCGACATACCCACCTTCCCAGATATGGTCGTACTGCTCCGGCATCGTCCGCAGGCAGTCCAGCCGTTCCTGCTCCAACTCGGGCGTGAACCACGGGTTATCGCGCCAGTTGGCCTTGACCAGCACCGAGCCAGTCGGCGGTTCCTGTCCACGGAACATCACATCTACCGGGTCCGTTTTCCTGCGTGCGTTCCAACTGGCCCAAATCTCGGACCCCGGCGCTCGGATGGTGGGCCTGAGCAGCATGAGCGAGTTGGCGCTGATCGTCTGCGCCTCCTCCATCCATGCCCGTTTGAAGCCCTCCAACGACTTGATCGACTCGGCCGTGTGGTCCTGCATGCCCTGGAACGTGATAACGCCGTCTCCGGGCGTCTGGATCGTCTCATTGAACACCTTGAAGCCGTCCGCTTCACCTAACCCCAAGTCCTTGAGCTTGACCTCAATCAGTCGCTTGCTCGATTGCTTCAGGGTCCGCTGAACCTCACGAATGCATACCGACAACAGGCCGCGTTCGTACAGGCTGTCATCTATCAGCTTCTCAGCGAAGAAATGCGACTTGCCCGAACCTCGGCCACCCCATGCGCCCTTGTAGCGGCTGGGAGACAGAAGCGGCTCAAAGACCTCCGCTGTCTCAATCTTGAGCTTGCGGACGGACAATATGCCGCTCCACGATGCCGATGGGGTTTTCAGGGTCACCAGCCAAGGTCAGCGGCAGAACCTTGCCAACCAAGGTCAGGAAGGCAGTCGGGTTCTTCTCTGACTGCTCAAGCAAGTAGGCCGAACCTCCCGCGCCATGCAAGGCTTCCAAGACCATGGCCTTTACGTCCGCTGTCACCTTGTTGAGCGCCCCTTTCGGGCGGCCCTTCCCCGCGTTGGGAGGCAACCGCCTTTCAGCTTCGGGACCTATTTTACTGGGCTCGTTCATGTTTCACAGCGACGTTCCACGGGAAACACTCACTTCACCCGATCCCCATAAGACTCACGGATCATCGCGGCATGGGCTTCCGCTTCGGCCCCGGTCTGGAAGCTCGGATCAGTATAGGCGCGTCCGTCTAGGGTGTAGCTCACGTCCCAGACATATTTGCCCATCGGCTCGTGAAAGCGCGTGGAAATGGTAATGCCGCTCTCGGTATTACTGCCGCCATCGGGGTGAACTGGCGTGTCACCAACCTGGTCGGCGACGGGTTCGGGCTTTGGCTTGTTGGTGGAGCCTTTGGGACGTGCCATGGTGATTCCTTGTCTTGTTAAGCAACGTGGTCTTGTTAAGCAACGTGCGCCCATGCTTTTCGGCGCTTTATCAACCCAATAAGAACTTGAGATACTCCAAGGTCATCCGCAATGGCCTGCTGTGAGCGTAAATCAGCGCGAATGGCGGGAATATCATCCTCCCTGAGCTTAGCATTGTGATGCATTTCGCCGGGCCTAGAGGCAAATCGGTTTCCTTTTGGGAAGTGATTGCCTTGACGCCCCCTTCCCTTTGCCTCTCTATCGGCTGCATTGTCTGTCCGCGTGCCCAAAAATAGATGCTCTGGGTTAACACATTGCGGGGTGTCACACTTGTGGAGGACGCAAAGATCGCCAGGAATGGGTCCTTTATGCAGACGCCAAGAAGCGCGATGGGCTAGCTCACTTACGCCGAATCGGCCATAACCGCGCTTACGCAAATTACCCACCCAGATCCAACAGCCAGCCTCGGGGACCGCTACGTATCTTTCTTGAAACCGCTGAAGTTCAGGGATCATGTCAGGGTAGATTAACCGAATACGCGCCCTGCGGCTGGGCTGTCTCCCCGAGAAACCAGGGCAATCCGCTCACGCCGACAGTGAATATCTGATTCCAAACCGCTCCGGTGCTGTCGGTAATCTGGCACTTGATAACTGTACCCTCGCCATACCCTGCCGTACAGATGATCGAACAATCCCGGGCGTTCTTGGTGGCAGCCCCGAAGATGACCACGGCAGGATTCATCACGCGGAAGATGCCGGAATCAATGGTTGCGCCTTCGGCCAGCGTCCCGTTCCAATCGACCCCCAGCGTCCACTGCTCGCCACGGATGCGGCTTTGCCGGTGCACACGGGTGCGCTGGTATCTCGATACTCGGGCTTGGTCTATCCGGGGCTGGCTCATGCGTAATGTTCCCGGTGAATGTCGTGGCCCACCGGGCCTAGTGTATAGGTCGGCAGTGCTAACGAACTGATCGCCCCCGCCATCCTATCGTGAATCTCGACCATGCAGGTTTGGCAATAATCCGCCTCTTGCCAGCCTACGCCAGACACGGGCCAGCCAGCACGGACAAAAGCGGGTTGCCGACAATTAGCGCAAGGCTCGCTCATGAATTGCCGCTTCCTTGCGGCGCTAGCGTCCGTGCGTGAGTCATTGAACGATCCGGTTCATCATCAACTGCGTGGCCGCATGGTCGGCGTAGGGGTCGGGTGCCCAGCCGTGGTCGCTGGAAAACCCATTATTGCTGATGGGCGTCCAGCCTAGCTGATTGGGAGCGCCCAGATTGGACAGGCTGCCCAGACCGTTAGTCGATCCGGGAGTGCTGGCAGGGGCTCCGTTCTGGCCGAAACTGACGTTGGGCGTCGTCGGCAAGCCGTTACTGCCCACGCCCGTCTGGTTGAACTGGTAGCCGTTACCGAAGTTGAAGTTGCCGGGGTTGCCGGAGGGATTGCCCCAGCTGCCGGAACCGAAGCCGCCCGTGCCCATGCTCGGCACCCCGCCAAAGCCCGGGACGCCGTAGACAGGGGGCGGCATCTGCCCGCGCTGCTGCCGGCGACGGTCTACGCCATTGAACACCGCACCGAGCGCGAAGTTACCGCCTGGGACCAGTGCGCCGGCTCCGAGTTGGAGCAATCGCTCCCACCAAGGACGCGGCGGAGCATTGGGGTCCCGATGACCGAAGCCGAACGGCATGGCTCAACCCCACCCGCCGCCGTTGCCGCCGAACAGCTGCTGTAAACGCAGCCAGCCCGGATGCTGGGCGTAGTTCGGCTGGCGCTGCGTCATGTGGTTCGAGTCGCCAAACCCCCAATTACCGGCAAGCCGTCCCGTCATGTTCGGCGGGACAACGCCACCTAGCGGACCCGGAGGCTGCTGATAAGCCCCCGGCTCGGTAGGGGTGTAGCCGCCATACTGTGAGCCAGACTGCTGCATCGGCGGCCCTTCTGGCGGGGCGTAGGCGCCCACGGGCTGGGGTGACTGCTCCGGTGGGGCGTACCCACCCTGTCCGAGGGCTCCAAGGCCGTTCTGTGGTCTGTAGACGGGTCCGCGTTGGCGCATCTGGCCGGTCATCATCGGATAGTTGGGGTACATGGGCGGCTCCAGAAGTAGATTGATCGCGGCTCAGGCTGATCGTGCCCTAGAGGGATTCACGATTGGGGAGAGATTGAGGGCTACTGATAGCGCCGGATGCGAGCCTGCGTCCGTATCGTTGCGCATTCCGCGTAGCCGCGATCAAATACAAATCCCCGCTAGGCCGGGGTCGGCTAGTTCAGCCGGAAAGCGCCAGTGGGGCGCTGAGATACGAACGGAATGATCGCAAATTATGGCGGACGGGCCGGTTTGTCAAGCGCCATTAGCCCCAACTCCCTGCGTTCGGCATGGAAGGCAGGACGAAGCTCATGCCAGAGCGCATTGGCTATGTCCTTGCGTGAGTGTGGGCCGTGCGGTTTGGGCGAAAATGACATGGTTAGCTGCCGAGCAATCGCCCGTATGGGCTTGGCCGGTCCGTCGCCCTCCTTCACGAGCAATAGCCGCCCGTCCTGCGTAGCCATGAACTGACCCGGGCCGGCATAAATGCAGATGTCGTACCGCAGATAGTGGTCATCGAATCGAATGTCGTAGCCGGTCATTTTCCTCATGTCATACCCCCAGCCAGCATCCGATCCAGTTCCTTCCTGCCGCCACCCCATCCCTGAACTTTTCCACGGTCATCCCCAGCGAACGCGCCTTGTCCGCGACCCCTCCGGAGGCGCAATAGCGCAGGTATAGACAGGCGGCTAGGTCGGGATGCTTGGCCTTCAGTTCCTGATAGGCCGATTCCACGCGGGACGCATCCGATAGCAGGACAGGGCAGTGATTGACCGCTGCCCGCGTTTCCCGGCCTTTGACATGATCGCGACCCCATGCCGGCGTTCCGAACATCAGCCGAAGCGCCTGCCGGGCACGGCTTACGGGCTGGCGGACGCGCTTACCGGGGGCGAAT